GAACGATTGCGACCCCATCGATCGTCGCCCCCGCGTAGGCGGGGGCCCAGTGTCGCTTGCCGCGGTCGCACGAGTCCTGGATCCCCGCATGCGCGGGGATGACGACCCCGTGTTTCTTCGAGAACACCTGGCCCGCCGCGCGGGGTTGGGAAGCTCTCAAGCATTGCACCGCGAGCCTCGGAGTGTATGCGCGCGAGATAAATACACCCCGAAATGCGAGATAACTCGCTCGGCCGGAATTTTCGCAGGATGCAAGCAAATTGCGAAGGACGAAAGGGCACGGCGGCTACTGTCCTGGCCGACCCGGTTGGGTTCCAATCCGTCAACGCTATTGGAAGGGCTCGGGCTGCCAGTAGATGAGCACTCGGGCGAGACGCACCGCAACGGTGGCGGTCTCCAGCAACGCCCACGCCCCGAGGCCGAAGCAGCCTTGCGCGATCAAGAGGAGGGGAGCCAGTAGCGAGAGAAGCGCCAGCAGGGCGACGGCCAGCCACAGGCAGCACGCGAGGCAGAGTTGGCGAGCCAAGGTGCGCAGGTGTCCGGTCAAGCCCATGTTCGCGATGAGGCGAGACCCCAGCGAAGACGCCAGCAGCGCCAGTGCCGCGACAAGGCCGCCAATCACTGATCCAGCCAGCACACACAAGGCGCCGGCCACCAACAGGTGGTGAGCTGGGTCTGAGGCAAGGGTCGCGCCCGACACCGCTGCGGCGACCGCTGCAACCGTCGAGGCAATCCGCATCAAGGTTTTGCGTCGCCAAGCGCTTGGATCGCGGAAGACGCGTCCTCTTTGGACTGTTCCAAGTGCTCAGCGAGAAGAGCCAACCGCTGATCTAAAGGCAACCGGCGTCGCCGCGGGCCGAACCACTTGGGCCATAGCGCTTTGCGCTCCTGCATCAGCAGAAGGGCGATACGCGTTTCGATCTTCTCGCTTCGGCTCAGCCCGTGAACCACCCTGGCGACGGCGCTCGGGCTGACCTTCAGGCTGCTGGCAAGTGCTGCGAAGGTCCAGCCCTTTAGCTGCAGCTGCGCCTTGATGCTTGCGCAGCCTGGCAGGCTGGTGGGGAGCACGGCCACGCCCGTTCCGCCCCACAGCGCGGCAGGATCAAGCCCGATGGCGCTCGCAAGGCGCTGTTCGATCCGCGCGCTACGTCGCTTGCCTTGCAGCACCAGCGACACCACCGCGCGCCCTACTTCCAATTCTGCGGCGATCTTGGACAGGCTCAAGCCGCGCGCAGCCAGCTCGGCCTTGACCATCGCGGTTCGCTTGGAGACTTGGCTGCGCGTCATTGAGATTCCAACAGGTCGAGGGGTTGAGTTCGGCTGCACTCGGATTGGCGTCTGGACAGCCTGTAGGGTGACTCAGAGCTGCCCTGCAGCCATCGGTGTGTTGGGCGCTGTGGCCCCAACAGAACGGCGGCGCGACGCGTCCGCCAACGCCAGCTCGGCCAGCTGGTGGGCTGCCTCCGAAGTGAGCAGCGATTCACTGCCACCGCCGTGACCACCGCAGCCGCACGCGCTGCCGTGGTCGCTCCGAGTGCCTGCAGAGCCCGTGAGTTCGAGCAGCTGTTCGACTTCGGCCAGCATGCCAGCCATCACCCGCGCGAAGGCCGGCAGCGCGGTCGCCGAGTCGCACTCGGACACCTTGCCAAGCACATCGGCTAGCGCCTGCGCGCGGTAGACCCGCGCCTGCGCTTCCTCCGCCAAGCGCTTCGGGTCTTCCACGCTGACAAAGAACAGCGGCGCGGCCGTCTCAGAAGGCACGTTGAAGGGCACCACATCGACGCGGCTCATGCGCGCGTCTCCGTGCCGCCGCGCACGAAGGCGGCATAGGCGCTGCCAGCATCGCGCACAGCTGCGCTGTAGCGGTGCTGCAGGCGGTAGCGGATCAAGCCCAGGTTGAACAGGCTGTCACCCGCGTGGGCCTCTCTCAGTGCCACAGGCTCCGCGCCATCATGGAAGCCCAGCTCGATCAGCGGCGACTGCGCGCCCCGCGTGGCGAACCAGTTGCCCGGGTGCATCCATTGGTCGATCACGTGCACGCTTGGGCGGCGGCACGCACTCAGGCCGGCGTCATCCCCTCGGGCGATGAAGAGCCCGTGCGCGGTCTCTTCCAGGTCTACGGGCACCACCAGGTGCCGCAGGCTGCCCAGCGCTCGCCGCGCCGCGATGAAGCTGGCCGCATTCAGCGCCGAGGTGCCTACGTTGGACCGGGAGGCATGGAACAGCGGCAGACCGTCGCGCGTGGCGGGGTTGGTGGTGAGGAAGTCCAGCATGAACGCCTGCAGGTTGCGACGCGCCGACACTGCCAAGGTCCAGGGAATCCGCCGCAGCACGCCCGCTTGATCGTGCGCGATCGCTTCGAGGCTGACCGCTTCACTACCGCCGCGCGCGGTCAGCACGCGAGCGCGCGGGTCTTCCAACACCGGCCCGCCATAGCCACCCGTGCGTGCGGCGGCATCGCTGCGGATCGTGCCCACCGCGGCATCGCTGCAGAGCCACTGCCAATCCTCAGCGTGCGCCAGTTCGCGATACTCGCGCACCAGGGCGCGGTTCAGGGCTTCGCCCAGCAGCTCCCCGAAGGTGTGGCCGCCGACGCCCTCGGCTGCGCCGCGCGCAGCGCGCAAGCGGTGCCAGTCGCAGCGGCTGAGCAAGCCGGTCACGTGAACATCGCCCGTGATTTCCACATAGGCCGCGCGGAAGCTGCCGGCAGGCTTGCGGCGGTCGAACAGGTCATCCAGCTGCGTGCGCACCTTGTCGGCATGGTCGGCGCCCGCTGCGATTCGCGAGGCGGCAGGCAGCGGCTCGACCAGCCGCAGGCGNNNGGGCTTGGCGGCCGTGGGTGCGTGACGGCAGCAGCCGTGCGGACCGCTCTGCAGGGCGACGGCGCAAGCGGAGGGTGATGCGCCGGCAAGCGAAGTGGCGGGGGCCGGTGCGAACAGGCCGAGCAGCACCTTCAGTGCTTCGACGAAGGCAGCGAGCAGGCGCGCGGCGTGCGCGGTGAGGCGGGAGAGATTCATGGTGTGGACTCCTGTGATGTCGAGGAATCCGCCACTGCGAGACCAATCGCGAGGGTGGCGGACGGTACGCGGTTGGTCTACCTGCACAGGACAGGCGAGCCTTGCGGCTCCCGCGCACCGCCCACCATTGAAGCGGTAGACGTGCATCGCCCGGACGAAACTCGGGCATGAAAAAAGCGCCGGGCTTCGGAAGGCGGCGCTTGATGCGCCTGTGTTCGGGAGACCAATCCCGGTCGCCGATTTGGCGGCGACGGGTCGAAGGCTACGCCCGCGCGCGCGGTTGTGCAAGAGGCTCATTTGCCCCCCAGCTGTTCAACGATGCGGGCGACGGCCTCTTGGTAGAACTGACGAATCCGGGGCTGCGCTTTCTGGAATGTTGTGCGCCATACCGGTTTGGGTTTGGTGCCGTGCTTGGCGATCTTGCGGCTGATCGCGAACGCGGCCGAGCGCGCTTCTTCCTCGGAGTCCACGCCCGGCAGCTTCGCGAGCGCCCAATCCTCCAGCGGCTGGATCGGCACGAAGTGCGGGCGCGTGCCGAACTCCACAAAGCTGGCATGCGGTGAGCTGGTTTCGACCAGGCCAATCACTTCGCCGCCTTTGGATTCCACGCGGGTGTGAATCGAGTTGGTAAGGCCCGCACCGTTCAAGCCTCCGGCGCCCAACGGCAAGCCGCCGGCCTCTTCCTTGTCGCTCAGCAGGGCGTGCAGGTGCAGCGTGGCCTGCGTCTGCGCGCGCTGCAGCTCTGCATCGACAAGTGCGGGCGCGCGCCATCAGCTCGCCCAGCTCCACCAGCTGGTGGGTTTCCATGCGCAGGATCATCGGGCGTCCCCGCGTGAGGCACGCGAGGTGACCTCATGCCGGCCTGCGCTGTGCGGCCCGCGCTGCCAGCCACAGGCCCGAGGGTTCGACGCGCACCCGGCGCGCCCACCAGAAAAAGCCAGCAAAACCCCTGACGCCATTTCGAGTGCCTCGCGCGGCTGCCGCTGCGGGTGGTGTCGCCGTTCTGTTGCGTGCTGCGCAAGACGCTTTCAGCCTGCGCAAGCCCGAGGATGGAAGCGTGTGGGCGGGCCGGGCAGGCCCGCCCACACTATGGCGGTTGTTCCAGGTCCAGGCTCAGGAGGGGGCCAGACCTGACGGCCGCGCCACGCGACCGTGCCTCGGACGGGTCCGCTCCCGTCCATGCTGCGGCGTGCTCGGCAGACGCAGCGGGGATAGAGTCCGCCTTGCCTGCCGCACACTGCCGCATGCCTACTGGCACGCCCTCAAGGGGCCGTGCCGAACTCCTTTGCTTGCTCTGCCAATGCCGCCTCTTCGGCACGCGCCTCGCTCAACTCGCGTTCGATCTCTTCCAGGCGCGCGGCGGCTGCGTCCAACGCGACGGACTGCGGCCACGCCGACACACGCAAGATGGCTTCGGCGGCGGCGCGCTTGATCGCCTCGCGATGGAAGGCATAGGCGAACCGATCCTGCGCATCGCCCTCGCGACCGCCTACGTTCAAGGGCAGACCGTACAGCGGCGGTCGCCGGTGCATGTAGGTGGGGCCGTGCTCGCGATCCGCAGCCAACGCGGCGCCGACTGTTGCGCGGGATCGCCCTTGATCGGTCTGGCCGGTGGCGCAGCGCTCGAAGTGGTCGGCGAGGCCCTGCAGCTGCTCATCGGCGCGGCGGTCGATACCCTGCAGAACGATGCGGGCATAGTCCTCGCGCGTGATCGCTGCTGACTTCAACTTGGAGTGCTCGCACTCCAGCGCCGTGATGCGCTCGCGCACGCTGCCCAGGGCCTCGCCCAGCTGGCGGCGGTGACTGGCAAGCTGCTCGCGCAGCGCGGTGGTTTCAGGCCGGCCCAGCATGTGCATCAGCGCGCGCATCACGGCACCAAGCCGCCGTAGAAGCCGCGGTAGTCGAGCACCGCGCCGTTGTAAATGTGCCGAACCTTCATCTTCAGCTGGTCATGGCTGAACATCGAGCCGCTTTGCGGGTCATCCGCGATCAGCACCTGCGGATCTTCGCCGCCATAGAAGCCCAGCTCGATGAGCGGTGTCTGCAGAGTGTCGGCCGTGGCGAACCAGCGCTCCTCGTTGTCCCAGTGCGAGACCACATGGATGACGGGCGCCACCGACTGCACAAAGGTGGGATCGTTCTCGGTGGTGCGCTGGAAGAGGTTGTAGGCCGTTTCCTCCAAGGCATCCGGCACCACCAGGTTCCTGAGGCGGAGACCCAAGGGCTTGCCGCTGTCCTGCTCAGGCTGGCGACGCATCGCAAGGCGCGCAGCGGCGAAGCTCTCGGGTGACAGCACGGCGGTGCCGCTGTTGGCGTGGTCGGCGTGGAACAGGGGCTTGCCGTCGTAGATGTTCGCGCTGCTGGTGAAGAAGCCCAGGACGTACTCATAGAGCGTCCGGTGCGCGGCCGTGGCGAGCGCCAGCGGAATGCGACGCAGCAGGCCCACGTCATCGTTCGCGACCGCCTCCAGCGTGATGGTCTCGACGCCGCCGCGCTTGGTGACTGCGTAGCTGGCTTCCTCATCGGTGGGCGTTGACAGCGGCTCATAGGCGCCGTTCTCGGCCACCGCGGGCAGGTTGCCGTAGCCGCCCATGCGGCCGCGCCGCTGGGTGCGGAAGTTGCGCACATCCACTGTCTCGACGAACGCCCGCCATCCCGACTGTTCAGAGAGCGTCGCATACTCGCGCACCATCGCGCGGCTTACGGCGTCGCCCAGGATGCTGGCGAACGTCGCCGAACTCACGGCCTCGCGGAAGCTCGCGCCAGCACACTCGCGCAGGCGGCTGTAGTCGGCGTCCTTCATCAGGCCCGAACAGCGGCGGTCGCCGGTGATGTCGGTGTAGATGTCGCGGAAGCTGGTGGCAGGCCGCGAACGGTCGAAGAACTCATCCAGCTGAATGCGGACGCGGTCCGCTCGATTCGATGGCAAATGGTGGCTCATTGTGTGGACCTTGAGGGTTGAGGTTCGCAGCAGGCATCGCACTCAAGCAGGGTGCGTATGGTCAGCTCTTGAACGGCGTGGGTGACCGCGATGGCATGCGGCGTTTCGTCGCGCCACAGTCGTCGAATGCGATAGCCAGAGGGCGCCAGCTGGGCCACTTCCTGCGCCACACCCGGGGGCAGCTCGCCATGCGTGTGGCGCTTCACCGCTGCGCCCCTCCGCCGCTGCGGCGAGCCTTGGCGCGGCGGGCGGCGCGGTAGATTTGCTGCACGCAGATGCCGTGCTTCAGGGCAAGCGTCTGTGCATCGACGGTGCCCAGCTCGCGCAGGATTTCTTCATCGCGCTCGGCGATGCGCTTGGCGGTGTTCTGCGGGATATAGACAAGTACTCCGCCGAACGATCCGGCGAAGGCATCCGCGATGCGCACACCGAGGTCGCGCGCCTGTTCCTGCGGCAAGCCAACCTCTTCCAGCTCGCGTGCCGCAAGATCGGCCAGCTCGGCAATCAGCTCCGGGCCCTTTCGCTTGTTGGCGCTGGGCGGCTTCGCCCGCGCGCTGCGGCTTGCATCGTCCATCGTTCTTGCCGACCATTAGCGTTCGCGACTGAACTATGTTCATCGCAAGCGCGCGCGCCGCCCATTAGCGGGTGCTAGTGCGGATGGCGACGGCGGCGAACAAGAGGTGCGTGGCCATGTCGCTTGGATCGAGCTTCAGCGCCGAGTGTTAGGATCGAAGCTGGGCCAATCCAAGGCGCAGACGCCGGGACACGCCTGCAAGCAATCAAAACGACCGCCCGGGCGCAGTCAATATTTTGCCCGCCACCGGTGACGCTCTTTATGTTTGCCCGCACGAGTACAGAAAACAAAGAGACTGCACTCGGTGCCGTCGCTTTGTTTACCGGCAGCGTGCGGAGGTCTGGCGCGAGGCAAACAACATGACGGGCACGGTTGCCGGTTTATGTCGCGGATGTCAGGCGACGGGAAAACAAAATTACCCGCACCGTGCGGGGTCATTTGCTGACTCAGCATATTGACTGCACCCGTGCAGTTCCTTTGTAGAAGCTGGCACGGATGCGGCTCACCTTCAAGACAGCTGGAATGTCAGGCGCCCGCGCGCTGGCCGGCGCGTAGCTGGAGCTGTCGGCGCGCCTCGCCGGTCGGACCATGCCGACGTCTGCATGGGCGATATCAGTGCGAGTTCTCGCGTTCACTCGGGTGGAACGCCTGCGCTTCGGCTACCCGTTGCGCCGCACCAGGTGCAGGCACTTCCAGGGCACGGCGAGCGTGCGGGTGCCTGCCCCAGGCTCGCATCCCAAGGGCGGTGCGCACCTGCCCGCGCCCCCGGCCCGCCTGTTTCGCCCTGTGCAAGGCGTTTTCATTCCGCGCTCCCGTTTTCCTCCGCTATGCCCCAGTATTTCCCACTTATCTCAGTCCAGCCCCCTGACTTATCTCAAGCGGGAACATCGGAGCGCTTGCTCCGACCGAACCCTCACCCCCGACCCCTCTCCCACGGGGAGAGGGGAG